TTGTCCGAGTGCTGGCGGTTGTCCAAGCCTGGATCGCCGGCCATGGTGTTCTCGGACTGGCGACAGCTCCCGGCCATGACGGACGCGGCTCAGGCAGCGGGGTGGGAATGGCGTGGCATCGTTGTCTGGCACAAACCAAGCGCCCGACCGATGCTGGGGTCATTCCGGCGCGATGCCGAGTTCATTGTCCACGCCGTCAAGACCCCGGTTACGCCATGGACGCGACGCTGCTTCCCTGGTGTCTATCACCATAATGTGGTAGCCGCGCAAAAGGTTCACCTGACGAGCAAGCCGCTGCCGCTCCTGGTCGATCTGCTGGGCGTTACACCTGAAGGCGGCACGGTTTTGGACCCTTTCATGGGTGGTGGGACAACGGCGCTGGCCTGCATCGAGACCCGCCGCAGGTTCGTCGGGGTGGAACTATCCAGCGAGTATTACGAGCTGGCAGGAGAGCGGATCAGGATGGCCGAATAG